TCATGATTTCGGTGTCAGATGCCAGGCGATGACCACAGAACAGGTAAAGACTTCCGGCAGGCTTCAGTACCCGCCAGAACTGCGCCAGACACTGGTCCAGCCATTTCAGGTAATCATCGTCGCCCTCCCACTGGTTATCCCAGCCCTCGGGCTTCACTTTAAAGTATGGCGGGTCTGTGACTATCAGATCGACAGAGTTTTCCGGTAAGGTCTGGATAAATTCCAGGCAATCAGCGTTGATTAACTCACAACTGGATATTTTTACAGTATTAATCATAGATCAATAAGCACTTCTCTGATAGGCTCATACCGCTTTTGCGCAAAGCAGATGGGCCTGAGGTTTGCTTGTGACCCCAACGCATGAGCAGATGGCTGGCAGGTGCCGCTAACACCCACCAGCCGCCCATTACCACAAATTAAAAAACCTTCACTGAGGAAGGCGTCTGTAACAACCGAACTGATAATCTGCCAGACCCGCCATAACAAGCTGAGTCAGTATTAACTGGCAGCGTTCGCGTGAAAGGTAAGTATTCTGCGCAATTTCCCCGACGGTCGCCGGTTCGGTGACGCTTAATTCATTAAACACCACTCTGGCGGTTTCGGTCATATCCTGCTGTTTTAGCATGCCTTTTTCCCTTTTCCGGTTAACGTGACATACCAATACCTCTTGTCGAAAAAGCCAGCAAGCTGAAAGACCGGCATTCGCAACCACCAGCGCATTTAACGTCCTGTACCGCTTTTCGGGCACAAAAAAACCCGCATAAAACGGGTTCTTTCAGGTGTCCATGTCTGCTATTCGCCTCGCGGTATAGCTTTGCGAAGCGTAGCTGGATTGAAACAGTTTATGCGTAAAAAATCAAGACATTTTTTGAGCAAACGATTCTCGCATAGGGATGTATAGCGCATATTCAGCAACAGCCAACCAATTAGCAATTCGCTTTTCGCATGTACTAAAACACCATTCCGGGTGCACTCATTCAACAATTCAGCCATTTTGCGTTTACTCATCCCCCGCCCTTCGTATCTTTGCCGCAGGATATCAATCAATCCAGGATAACGTGCAAGCGCTTTACTTATCACCCCATCAATGCGTAACGCCTCTGCATCAGTACAGTGAGACAACCAGCTCTTCTGTCTGCCAGCGATCATCTCTCGCAAGAATGCTTCCAGCTCTGGTTTATCAATCCCTGACTCCCTGATTCTACGCAGGGCTTCATTGATCGCGGTTTTTGTCAGTTTTTTGGATGTCAGCAACTGATTGAACATATTTCCTGGTTTGCCACCACCTATGTACGACCAACGCCCCCACATCCGTAATTTCCCCTGGATCCAGACGGCTTCCAGCGTTTTTAGACGTAAATGCTCGCCGCTTTTGCCTGTAATTTCCGGGTATATCATATTTACGATCACTCACTCTCAATTTTGTAAATCTTCACGCCCAGCCGCCCCCCAGGAACGAGCTGACCGCGCACAATATTAATTTCATCAAACTGCTCGTCGTCTATGAGAAGTCCGGCATGCGTCAGCGCATCCAGTGGTGCTTTCAGGATATTGTCCAGGTCACGACGACGCTTATCCGGTGGCTCTGCAATAATCTTTATCGCCAGCCGTCCGGACAGGTTTAATTTCAGCCGCTGCTCGCGAACAATTAGCGCCACATCCCGGCGATAACGCTCACCGGCTTTTGATACAAAATATGTGTTGTCACGACGTCGCCAGTAGGTGTTCACCGTTGGCGGGTAAGGCAAAACAAACTCTATACGCATCAGTAACCTCTTTTACCCAAGCACGCCGGTTGCAAAGGCGTGATCAAGAAAATGAAAAATTAAATCAACCTGGGAACCATGCTTTTCTTCGAATGCCAGCGGATCCGCATGAAGCTCGTTGTGATGTTCCCGACACAGCGGTAGTGTGAAAATATCGTGGGATTTTGTTCCCATTCCACCCTGACCGTGGCCTATCAGGTGGTGGGCATCATCAGCAGGCTTTCCGCAACATGCGCACGGCTGCGTCTTAACCCAGCGCGTGTACTTTTCATTAACCCAGCGGCGACGTTTTGGGCGTAACATAAAAGACTCCGGCGACTCCGGATCCACTTTCAGCGCCAGCACCTTTTTCGCCTTATCCTGGATGATGCTGGTGGCAGTAACCGAAGGCACAAGGTCACTTTCCCGGGTAACAGACGGCACAACAGGCTTCGGTAATCTCAGTGCCTTACGGGCTGCACTTTCCGATAAGGCATCCGCCAGATCATTACGAATCAGCCACCAGCACAGTTCCGGCATTGTCACAACGTGACTGTCGTCAAAACCGAGCTCCCGACGCACAACAGACAACACCCAGCGGGCACAGTTATCCGTTGCCATTGATTCCAGCCGTTCCGTGAACTGATCGCGCAGCTGGTTATCGCAGTGCCAGCACAGACGGATTGCGCCCGGAGCGTGTCGCATTGTGGTCATGTTCTCGCTGTGCCAGTTGGAATGAGGCCACTGACAGCCCTTTTCACGAAGTAACCAGCTTTCAAGACATTCCACGCCACCAGCACGACGGATCACTGCCTCATTGCGGAACACGGCCCGAACGGCAGGATCATCCGCCAGCGGTTGTGATGCCGCCGGAACGGCACCACTGGCAAAAGATGAATAACGTTCCGGCTCAGGCTCCAGCAGGACACGCCCCTGCATAAACAGGGGCATCAGCTCTGAACCGGGCCTGAACAATACGATCCCCATACGCGGGGCAATTTCAGGGGTCAGTAGTGCTCTCACGGTCACCTCAGCGAACGGTATTGCATGAACGCAGAAGAAAAAATTCAGCCATCACGCAGTAAACTCCTTCACCAGTATTTCAAACTGGCTTACCTGGCCTTCCAGTTCCGCCACGCAATCCACCAGCTCATCCACCGCCTTTTGTGTGCGGTGTTTTGCCAGCAGCAGATCACGCAGCGCCGGAGTAAGCTGCTTGCGGAGCGTATCCTTTGCCACGCTCGTTTTTTCCATCTGTTCAGCACAACGAAGCATCTCCTGCGCCTGCCGACGAAGTTGTTCCGGTGAAACAGTGATTGCTCTGTTGTTCAAAATAAACGCTCCGTTTTACTGCCCGACATGCGGTTATTGCTGTATCTGCGCGGATTGCCCGGCGTCATGGGTGTGGAAAGAACCCGGGCACTCTCCTGGTCCACAGGCAGAAAATGTCCGTTATGAAAACGCCGGTAAATGGTCCCGAGCGTGCCATTACGCTGTTTCGTGATGTTGATTTCTGCTATGCCTCTGGCCTGAGTTTCCGGGTTGTATACCTCATCCCTGTAAAGCATCAGAATGATGTCGGCATCCGCCTCGATTTCCCCGGAGTTTTTCAGGTCCGAGTTCATTGGGCGTTTATTGGGTCTGGATTCCACGCCGCGGGAGAGCTGGCTCAGAGCAATCAGCGGAAAACCGCCGGATTTTGCCAGGCTTTTAAGTCCCTTTGAGATTTCCCCCACAGCAAGGTCGTGACGCCCCGTGCTGCGGGTTTTAATCAGGCCGAGGTAATCGACCACAACCAGCGCCGTTTCCGGGTGTTTCATCCGGTGGTGCTTCGTGGTTGCACATATCTCATCAATGGTCAGGTTTGCCTGGTCCACCATCCAGATATTACGCCCCGTCATTCGTCCCACGCCCTGCGAGAAACGCGCCCAGTCTTCATCTTCAAAACGGGCAACAGACTTAAGACGGGATACCGGCATTCCACCGGCAGCAGACACCATACGTTCACCAATCTGGATGTTCGCCATCTCCATGGTGAACAGAAGCACGCCATGCCCCTGCTCAGTCACCTTGTCGATGATGTCCAGCGCAAGTTCGGTTTTCCCCATCGAAGGACGGGCGGCAATGAATACCAGGTCTCCGGGCTCCATACCGCCCGTTTTTGCGTCCAGTTCATCAATACCGGTCATCAGCGCCCTGGATTTCTCCAGTCCCTGATTGCGGCATTCAACACGGTCGACCACTTCCGGAAGGACATCATCAATGTGAACCGGCTGAATGACGCCCTTTCCGGTCGACAGTGAGGCCATCATGTTCTGCGCATCCTTCAGGGCATCCTCGGCTGCTTCACAGGTATACGCATCACGTAAATTCTGTAATGCTTCAGTCAGTGTTTTTTCTGCATCGCGCAGTGCGGCATTGCGCCGCAACGCTGCGACATAGTGCTCCAGTGAAGACTTCACCCAGGTTTTGCGTCCGGTGTCGGTAATCACCGGGGCAAGTTCCGGCATCTCATTGCACAGCAGTACGGGGTCAATGACGCCGAATATGCGAGCCTGTCTGCAAATCCCCGCGTAAATATCCCGGTACTGACGCACAAAAAATACATCCGCCGGAAGTGTGGCCAGAATATCCATCACTTCCGGATCGGCCCCACGCAGAAAAAACGCACCGATGACAGCGCCTTCCAGGTCATCGTTACGCCATGCCGGGGTGTTCTGGCTGGTCATGCGGCAACACCTCCGATACGAGAACGGTAGCTGGGCCAGTTAAACGACAACCAGTTGCGCCCGCCATCGGTGATCCTGTCGGCAATCCGGGGACTGATGAACGCCCACAATTCTTCCGGTGAAAGGTTGCTGATCAGGATAGTTGGCAAAATACCCTCATACCGGGCATTGATAATTTCCTGCAAAATGGCCATTTCAGCCGCACTGCCAAACTGAACGCCGACTTCGTCGACAATCAGCAAATCCAGTGACGCATAATGCTCAATGACGTCATCCGCTGTTTTTTCACTGTCATTCCGCCAGCAGTTTTTCACAGCCCGGGTAAGGCGCATCACGTCGGTGATCTCCACACTGGCCAGATAGTTACGGATGATGTGTTTTGCCATTGATACCGCCAGATGATTTTTCCCGGTACCGCAACTGCCGGTCATAACAAGACTGGTACCGTTCTCCAGCATATCTGGCCAGTTCTCCGCATAGCGGCGACAGGCCGCAAGATTTCTGGCTGCGTCAGGATTAACCTCCAGATAATTATCAAACTCGCAGTCCCGAAAACGCAGAGCAATTCCGGCGTTATCAGTCAGTTCTTCCGCCTTGAGGGACGACAGTTCCATGGTCAAATCACTGGCCTCAGCGATCAAGCAGTCAGGGCAGCATGAAATTTTTTCTCTGTCCTCGCCATTACGATCGATCCACACCAGTATATGCGTACGATATTTACCGTGTTTTTCGCAATATCCGCGACCTTCACGCATCAGGCAGGAACGATAAGGCCATGGCTTTTCGCCCTTCTGAGCAAATGCAATCTCTGCCCGTAACTCATCCATTTCTGCCCGTAACTCATCCATTCGCGCCTGTAGTCTTGTTTGTTTCTCACGTTGGTCAATCGTCATCATCGCTGTCACCTCAGAATGTCAATTTGTTACTGGATTTACCGAATTTGTCAGACATGGCTCCCAGGCCAGCCAGGACATCGACCTGTCGCTGTCGCCCACCTCCGTGAGCGGCTGGCTGTTGCCAGTAATCTTCGAAGTGACGATCGGGTCCAAAGAACGTCGCAGCCTGCTTCACGAACTGTGTGCCGATATTTCCTGTAGCACGTACCCAGGCGGCATACCGCTTCACGCCATCAAGCATGGTCTCCGGTTTTATTCCCTCCCTGATACGGGCTTTCCAGGCTTTGAAGGCTGCTGACTTGGAATTGCCACCAGCACGTTTGGGATATTCCTGCCAGGCCTGTTCAAATTCCGGTGAATATTCCTGTCGGGCAGAACGCGCTGGCGCAGACGCGTCAGCGGATGCATCAATAGTGTTTTTAGTCTCCGTTGTAATCTCTGTAGTAATCTCTGTATTTGTATCAACATTCGGCGTATCCCCTGTTCCGTTATGACGTCGGGGGGTGTTCCGTTTTAACGTAATAGCTGTATCGCTGATTGCATTATTGCTGTTACTTTCTGGCGAAACAGAAGAAGGTGTGGTGATGGCCGCAATTGCCTGTGGGTTGATCCCGACAAACAAAATATTGCTGCATTTCACCCCATCGAGCATTTCCACCGTGCGTAAATCCAGAGTAATAAACCCTGCATCGCGCAGACGCTTCAGCGCATCTGCGGTTTCCCTTTTCCCGAAACCAAACTGCTCAGCAAACGCCTGGTAGCTTCTTTGCAGTTTGTCGCCCTGAAAACGCTTGCGATATCCCAGCAACGCTCCGGTGTGCTCATCCCTGACCTCTGTCGGGCGGTACCAGTAAACGATCTCTGAAAGCAGAGCGATAGCCGTCGCATCCGGACGCCCACTGGGTAGTCGAATATATTTCCACCAGTTCGCAGGTGTAACATTGCCGGAAATATTAATTTGACCAATAGCCATAACTTCCGGTGTGGGGGCGTAACGGCTCATACAACCTCCTTCCGCGGCATGAGAATTGTGTAGCCACGCGCAGGTTGTAGTCTGGCTTTTGCATCAATAGTAAGCGTTGCAATTTTTCGGATATGAAGATAACCAGCTCTTTCCAGTGCCAGGGTTTCCCTGAATATCGCTTGCTTAGAACAACAGCAGAAATCAGCAAGCACCTGATGATCAATAACTCTCTCGCCTTCACCGTCTGAAGAACCCGACATCAAAACACGCAACATAATCAGGCGCTGAATCGGGTTATCGAAAGCACATCCGCACACAAACTGAAAACAGTTCACGCCACACCTCCCAGACGCTTAAACATTTTTCCAGACAGAAATACCGCCAGAGGGTAACTGATGGTGTAGCTACGCCCCTGTAGTTCGCACACGACTTTCTGGCTTTCAGCGTTGACTAGGCAAACCCGCAGAACGTGACCGTTGCTGGTGGCGAACCACTGCCCCACACGGGGGCAACGGTTGTATCGGTGATACAGGGAATTAACGATGTGGCGGATCATGGACGCACCTCCACCGTAGTTACGTATTTAACCGGGCTACCTTTCATTGAGATGGTTTCACACATCTCTGCCGCTTTCAGTTCCGCTGTTTTTCTGGATTTATAGCGACGGT